GCCAACGATCATTCAGCATCGCTGGCCAATGTTGACACGACTAACGACAAGCTGACGTCGTCGGCGGTCAGCCTTATGAAGCGCATGGCCAAACAGGCCAACCCTAGGATTCGGCCAATCAAGCCGAAGAACAGGATCGGCGGTTCGGACGGCTATGTGCTGTTCGCTCCGACTGAGATGGTTCGCGATCTCGCGGCGGACTCTGCATTCCAGCAGGCCAATCGTGAGGCCCGCCAGCGCGGCATGAATAACCCGCTCTTCACGGGTGCGGACTACATCTATGAGAATGTCTACATCTACGAGATCGAGGATATTCCTTCGCTCGGCGCTGTAGGTGCCTCGTCGGCTGTGGTTCGCCCCTGCTATCTGTGCGGAGCGCAGGCTATCGGCATGGCTTGGGCGATGCGTCCAAAGACGGTAGAGGAATCGTTTGACTACGGACGGCGCGTCGGCATCGGCGTCAAGCAGTGGTACGAGGTCGACAAAATGCGGTTCGGTTCCGGCGAGGACGATACCGACGACACCAAAGACCACGGCGTTGTGACCGGCTATTTCGCCGCCGCCGCCGACGCCTGATCAAACGCGCTTAGAAAGGTCTTGAAACAATGGCTGCAGAAACTCTCACCCAAAGCCCGTTGCCCGTGGCGCATACGCACGGCTACGCGGGCAACGTGAAACGGCAGTGGTTCTACTACGACATCGCTGCCGATGTTGAAGATGGCGATATCTTCGAGCTTGGCTATCTGCCGGCAAACTGTGTCGTGACCGGTGGTCACGTCGCAGCGGCAGACATCGACACTGGAACGGAGGCCATCGACATTGACGTCGGCTGGGCTGCTAACTCCGGGGCATCAACTGATACGTGGATTGATCCGCAAACGCAGGTGACGCTTGCTAACAGCGGCGCTACTGCCGACCCGGACGGCTTCTGCAATACTGGCGTACTGACTGGTGACGGTAGCGCGGAGATCTATCAGGCTGGTGTCAACTACCGGCAATTCGTGTTCGTCACACCGCTGTACTTCTCGCACAAGACGAAAGTGCAGCTGGAGGCGAACGCTGCGGCCGGGACGTTCACGGCTGGCCGGTTCTCTGTCTACATCGACTACTACTTGACCTGAGGTTCGGGATGGCAACCTTCAATAAATTTCAACAGTTCGTCGAATACCTCGCTGAAGGGGTGTTTGATCTTGGCGCGGACACGCTGAAGGTTTGCCTTACCGACACGGCGCCAACGGCAACGAATACCGTTTTTGCCGATCTCACAGAAATATCCGCCGGCAATGGGTACACTGCCGGCGGCAACACCATCACGACATCGACCAGCGCGCAAACGTCGGGCACCTATAAGTTGGTTCTGGCCGATAGCGTGTTTACCGCGTCAGGTGGCACGATTGGACCTTTTCGGTACGCAACGCTTTACAGCGACACGCCATCCAGTCCGGCTGATCCTTTGATCGGCTATTGGGATTATGGGTCGTCGATCACGCTGCAGGACACGGAGACGTTTACTGTTGATTTCGACGGCACAAATGGCGTTTTAACGCTAGCATAGGGTGATACCAATGACGCCTGATGAGATGCGCAATCGGTTTCATGATCTTGGGAAGCAGCGTGAAGCGATCATGGTCAAGGTCAAGCCGTTTCAGGACGAACGCGACAAGGTGCGGGCGCAGCGTGATGCGTTCGACGCTCAGCTGCGGACCATGCACGCCAAGATAAAGGCAGAGAGTGCAGGCTTGTATGATATTGACATGGAGCGCGGGGCGTTGGCGCGGGCTCTGAACGGCAAGACGGGGACTGCTAGCTAATGGCAAAGCTGTTCAACCTGGCGCGCATGTCTACGGCGACAACGGGGACGGGTGCAATAACGCTCGGCAGTGCTATCAGCGGGTTCCTGTCGTTCGCTGATGCTGGCGTGTCGAATGCTGATGTTGTGACGTATGCTATTTCGGACGGGTCTTCTAGTGAGATCGGGCGCGGGACGTACACATCAAGCGGAACAACACTGAGCCGCGATACGATACTAGCATCGACCAACTCTGGATCTGCTATTTCGCTGTCGGGAACTGCGCAGGTTATTATCACAGGCTCGGCAAACGACTTCTACGAGCGTGACGGCAGGAAGAACTACATCGTCAATCCTGGGATGCGCGTAAGCCAAGAAAACGGTGCCTCAAGCGGGACGGCAAGCGGATATTATCCTGTTGATCAATTTAGCGTAGTGCATTCGCAGGACGGGACGCTAACATCTGCACAAGTCGCATCCGCTACACCAGGAGGCTCAACACACAGAACCCGCGTTACTGTAACGACAGCAGATGCCAGTCTATCCGCAAGCCAATACGCGCTTATATATCATCCGATAGAGGGTCGACGTGTTGCTGATCTTCGGTTTGGCGGTTCAAGTGCAAAGGATGTTGTTGTTCGGTTCGGGTGGAAGTCTCCGGCCGGAACATATGCGGTTTGCCTGTCAAATCAGGACGACAACAGAACCTATGTGCGGGAGTTCACGATTTCCGGCGGTGATGCTAACGCGGACACGGTGCAGACAGTAACATTCCCTGGCGACACAAGCGGAACATGGGACAGCGACAATACGCTATCGATGCAACTGCGGTGGACACTGGCCACGGGCTCAACGTTTCAGACGACGGCTAACGCATGGCAGGCAAGTGAATATTACGGCACGTCATCAACGTCGAATGGCATTGGTACGATTTCTAATGTGTTCGAGCTGTTCGATGTCGGCATGTACGCGGACCCTGACTCAACAGGAATAGCGCCAGAGTTTGAATTACCTCATAATGATCACGATGTGCGAGAGTGTATGGATTATTACGAAAAAACAACTTCACTCGCGGCTTATGCCGCTACGATTGATATTAATAACACTGTCCGTGGTATTGGGTTTACGTACAAATCTGAAAAAAGAGATACGGCAAGTTTATCTGTAACGGTTTCAGGCGGGTCTTGGGTTACTACGTCTTCCAATAAAGAAAATTTTTACGGTTACATCAATATCGGTGACACTACGTCGACGGTATATGTAACATCGTGGATAGCAAACTCAAGGATGTAACCAATGATTACATCGGCACAATACACGACTCCAGACAATACGCTGGTCGCTGCGGTCATTGACGGCGCGTCTTGGACCATCCCAGCGGATCGCATTGCGGCCAATGACGGGGATCTGCCGCGCAAGGTTGCGGCGTGGATAGCGGCGGGCAATGCGATTGCCGCCTACCAAGGTCCACCCCTGGATGCTGTCAAAACTGGGCTAAAGGCCAGGGTTGACAGCGACGCTGAAACCTGTCGCCTGCAGTACATCACGCCGGGCGCAGGTATGGCCATGACGTATCAGGAAAAGTTTAGCCAGGCGCAGGCGGTGGATGCGTTGGGGCAAGCTGCTGCCAACGCTTTGACGCCAGAAGAGCGCGCGGCGCAGTATCCCACGCTCTCAGCCAGCGTCGGGCTGGAGGCGAATACCCTATGGGATTGCGCCCAGATGGTCATTGCTCGCTATGAGGCGTTCGCCGCACTGTCAGCTGTTATCGAGACGGCACGAATCAGCGGCAAGTTGGCAATCAGTAATGCGTCTGACGCGGCAGCTGCACAGACCGCCTACGAGGCAATCACGTGGCCGAGCCCCTAAGAGACTGGCGCAGACGCAATCGGCACGAGGTCAGGCACGAAACAACCGTTCGGGAAGAAAAGTTGCCGGATGATGTTGTGGACAACCTGGTTTTGTTTGCCAGCGCAGTGCACGAGCTACAGCAGCGGGTGAAGTTCTTAGAAGATCACGCGGTTGCTGATATACAGATCAAGCATTTGACGGATAAAAGCTGATGCTTGGTCATGCAGCGCTAGGCGAGTTTGCACTTGGCCAAGTTGCTGCGGTTGGTGTGGCCGCGTATGATATTGCGGCAGACACCGGGACGTTTATCCTTTCTGGTGTCGATGTTGGTCTGCAGTATGGCCATGTTGTCAATGCTGGTGCGGGCTCATTCTCGTTAACAGGCGTAGCTGCTGGCCTTACTGTTGCGCGCACAATCAGCATGGAAGCCGGGGCGTTCACTCTCACCGGCCAAGCAGTTTCGGTTGTCGCGTCTCGTGTTCTGGTTGCGTCACATCAATATGTCATTACTCGTTATAGCCATTTCCTGTTTGCCCCGTTGGGTGGTGCTGCGTTCGGCGAAGTTAATTCTGATGTATCCATTAGCAATATCACGTTTTCTGTTGCTGGTCGTGATGTGGCGCTTCGCATTGGCCTGTCTATTACGGCTGAATCCGGGTCGTTTGTTCTTACCGGTCAATCAGTTGAGATTACGGCTGATCGGGTTGTCACGGTGGAAGCCGGGGCGTTTACGCTTAGCGGCATAGCTGCGGCGCTTATCGCCCAGCGTGTTATTCAACCGGATGCTGGCGCGTTCTCTGTGTCCGGTGTCGTGACGGATCTAGCTGTGAGGCGGCGCAAGGTGCTTGCGTTCCCGCGTGCTGGACGAGGATCGGCACAAGCCAGGGTATCGGCGGGACGGCCAACAACACAAGCCAAGGTGAATTGGGGATAACATGCTTTCGCCAGGACGCCACGCCGTTAACACGACAATCCGTCTGTCGGTCACGTTTACGGACGATGACTATACGGACATTGACCCGACAACGGTAACGCTCAAGATCATGTCGCCTATTGGCGGGCTGACAACGTATGTTTATGGCACAGATGACGAAATGGAAAAAACGAGCATTGGTGACTACCACGTTGACTACGTGCCGAACCGGGCTGGCCGGTGGTCATACAGATGGGAATCGACTGGGTCTGGCTCTGCGGTTGCAGTCGAAGGGGATTTTGTCGTGCAAGATTCGGTGTTCTTTGACCGTATAAGGACAAGCTACGCATGAAAACGACAACGGAGCTTGCCGACGCCGTGTTGCGGGATATTGGCGTTGTCGATGCCGAGGAAACGCCAGACACGGTGGATCGAAACTATGTGATCGAAGCCTACGAACTGAAATGGGCGGAACTGTCTGCACACGGGCTTGAATATACGTACTGGCCGATTGCTGAGATACCAGATCAGGTGTTCTTGATCGTGCGGGATCTGGTCAAGATGGAAGTGGTTGGCGCGTTTGGTCAGTCTATTGCGCCATCGCAGAAGGAAGCGGAGGAGCGTATTATTCTCACGCGGCTTCGCAGGCATGTGCAGAAGCCGACATCCCGGCTAGCGGCAGAGGCGCTTTACTTCTGATGCCCGTCACACCGATCAGCCTAGGCGTCAGATCCAATTCAGGCCGCAGCGATCTGTCTGCACGGCTAATCAATTGCTATGCCGAAGATGCCGGCGAGGAAGCCCAGAGCCGGTGGCAGGTCTACGCTTGCGATAGCTTTACGGCGTTCTCTACGCTCACGGGTTCTGGCGCCGGACTTGTGCGCGGCATGCTGAACGTCGATGATACGACACTGTACGTCATGACCGGCGGCAGGCTTAACCGTGTCAATACATCCGGCACAGCAACGGACATGGGCGCGGTTGCCACGAGCGGGGTGGCGTATTTTGCGAGGAACCGGCGCGAGCCTGATGCTGATGTCGCCTATGTGACATCGGATGCGCTGTTTGCCGTCTACCGTAACAACTCCGACGTGACACCATCGCTTGATGCTGCGATCTCATCCAGTCTGTTCAACTCGCTGTGCACGTTGGATGGCTACGCGATCATCACGGCCAGCAACGGTGAGTTCTACGTGTCGTCGATTGACGACTGGACGGCGTTTGATCCGGTTGATTTTGCCCAGACCTATCTTGAGCTGGTGCGCGGCATCGTGCGCGGCCGGGATGTGGTGCTGGCCGGGACGACGGGCATGCAGTTCTGGCAAAATACCGGAGCGGCGGACTTTCCTTTTGAGCGCGTCACCAGCGCGCCATTCGGCTGCTATGCCGGCGGCAGTATGGTGAACATGGTTGCTGCCGTCGACAACGTGCTTGTCGAAACGGTGTGCTTCGTTGGCTCAAATTCGGATGGTGCCCCGGTTGGCGTGATGCTGCTTGACGGCTACCAGGCCAGAAAGATCAGCCCGCCTGCCCTTGATCGGCTGATACGCGCCGAAGCCTCGCCAGCGTCAATTCGGGGCACCACCTACACCAGCAACGGGCACGTGTTCTATACCGTGTCGGGAACAGCCTGGACGTGGGAATATAACGCGACACGTGGGTTTTGGCATGAGAGGACGAGCTCGGGATTGGATCGCTGGCAGATCGCGGCAGCGGCAGAGTTTGGCGGCAAGACAATCCTTGGCTCGAATGTGGCGGCATCACTCTACCAAGTATCAACCAGCGTAACGCCCGGCAGTGCATCGACAATCAGCTTGCGCCATTCTAATGACCGTGGCTACAGCTGGACCAGTGCTCGCACCAAGGCAATCGGTGGGGCTGGAGAGCGCAGCACGCGCGTCAAGTACAACCGACTAGGCCAGTCCAAAGAGGATGGCAAGGTAATGGAGTTGACGATCTCCAACGCTGTTCTTGAGGCTGGCACGGCTAATTCCATGACCATCGTCACACCGGCCGTTCATGCGTACCCGAATGATGTGAGGTTTCATGCGCTGTATGTGGATGTGACGGCCGGGGCGAGCCTGACGGACGAAAGCAAGGGGGCAATCGGACTAGCAACGGACATGGAGGTGCTGCGTGGCTGACACGACAAATGCACTTCCTAGTGTTATCGAGCCGGTGGTTGACCGTAACAGACGGTGGAACCCGCTATGGTATCGGTTTATCAAACCGCTGCTTGAGACAGTACGCGCCTCTGAGGATGCGATTTCGACCATCACAACTACAGTGGATGAGGTTGGCGGCAAGTGGGGCGTTGATGTCAACATCAATAACCGCGTCACAGCAGCGATCAAGCTGGATGGCAGCGCGACGGAATCGAGCTTCGCTGTTCTTGCAACCAAGTTTATCATCGTTCATCCGACTGACGATGCCGACACGGTGCAAGCGTTTGTGGTCGGGCAGGTGGATGGCGTCAACACAGTTGGCATCAACGGCAACCTTGTGGTTGATGGTTCGATCCTTGCCAGGCACATTGACGTTGACAGCTTGTCTGCGCTGACAGCCGACGTGGGGACGGTCACGGCTGGAGTGCTGCAATCGTCTGATGGCAATTTCGTAATCGACCTGAACAACAAAACGATCACGATCACGACATGACATTCAGGCTCAAGGCAGACGGCGCAACCGGCAAAGTGGCGATCTATGACTACACAGCCGGCAATGATAATCCGTTCACAGACCCGACCAACAACATCACGCGGCTGAAGTTTCATAGTGATCTTGACGTTGTTGGCGTCAATACAATCGTCACGGGAGCAATTGTTCTGCCGGCGATGTCTGCGGGTGCGTTTCGGTCAGCAGCGACGAACGTCTACGCTCACGGGCTTGGCGTTATCCCGTATGTAGAGGGCCGGATAACGAATATCGGTGGGGCAGGTGTCAATCTGGCGTTTCTGGGCAGCGTTCCGGTAGTTGACGGCACGCCAGCCACCGGGGGCGATACGTTGCATCCTGGTTTTCAACGCATTTTGCATCTGGGGGCCAACTCGAGCTACGTCATCATCAACGAGATTTCGCGAGCGCGCGGTTCCTGGCCTGCTGTGTCTGTTAGCTATGAGCTGTGGATTACGGATCAAACGCTATGA